GTTAATTGAAAAGGCATCACAGACTGGTCCTACTCAAACAATTAAGATTGAGCAAGCACCTATTAAAATAAGTACTGTTGATGACAAATCATCAGATACATTCAAAATGTAAGACGGAGGGTTCGTCATGGAAATTAAAGATGTAAAATGGACTAAGTGGTTTGCCCTTGGATTGGGTGGACTACTTGGTCTTTCTCATCTAGGGATGATTGGTATCATTGCCAATAAGAAACCAGAGAGTAAGTTCCCTCAACTCAACATTCCTGTGAGTGAGTATAGTTCTTATAGTGTTCAGGCAAATGAAGAAGGGTATGCTATTAACTATCGGGCAAATGATCCTTTAGTGATGCAAACTACTAAGGAAATAGAAGGAAAAGGTGGATTGTTTAGTGGTAAACCTACTACTAAGATTGTAAAACAGTATACAATGGATGGTGCAGAGCATCATGACGGTCCAGTATCTACTCGAAGTGCATGGATTGATCCATCAGGATTGACAGGTGAAGGCGAAAAGAAGCTTAGTGCCAAAACAATTGAGTGCATCAAAGCACGAGGTAGTGGTGAAGGAACAGGAAGAATGGTCGGCGGTAGCGTTGGTGCTTCTGTTGGTTCTGGTCTCACCTCTATACCTTTTATTGGTTGGGTTTTGGCAGGTGCTGCGTCGATGATTGGAATGGATCAGGGTGCAGATTTAGGTGGAGATTTAGCAGAACAGTTTAGCGACGCATGTGTCGAGGAGGATATCAAATGACATTATCTAAACAAGTAGAAGACTCTTTAAGAGACGCACAGGAAGATCTACGTGATGCCTTAGCATTTGCAGCACGTAGTGAGAAACCTTTTATTAGCAAGCATATTGCTTCTTTCCTAGCAGACATTGATAATCTTATTGATGCCAATGATATGATGGATAATTTAAGAAAGCAACTTGTTAATAGAGATGATAATGAATGAAGAAAATTTTAAAATGGATTAAAAGATGGTTAGATTTATCGCACCAAGAACCATGGAGGAAAACTAATGGGACTACCGGACCAGGCACAAAAAGTATTTGATAAAGTTGTTGAATGGGATCGTACCTTAGCAAAGAAGTTTCAAGACAAGTTTGGATTGACAGACTATCAGATGTTGTGTATTTCTTTCGCCAAGGGTTTCATTATTGGCGCGATCTTATTGTAATGAAGGCACCATATAAATGGTCAGCACAAATTCTACTTTCTTCTAATCGTTTAAAGAAGGTAGAATTCTTTTGTGAATCTAATTTAAGAGAGGATGCTGAACAAAGATGTAAGGCACTCTTTGGTGTGACAGATGTAAGACAAATGTTAAGGGAATGGAATTAAACGACAGTAATGTAATAGAAGTTCTTGAAGAACTACTACCATACATTGAGGCAGATGGTGGGTGGTTAGAATATGTTGAGACTGACTATACAGAATCAGGTGCATATGTTAAAGTTAGACTTGGTGGTGCATGTTCTACATGCGCTATGAGTTCTATGACTCTTAAACAGGGTATTGAAAAAAAGTTAATGATGGAAATACCCGACGTTACTGGTGTTATTCAGGTGCTTTAAATGGCTTGGTGGAATGATTGGTTATGGAGTTCAGATCCAAAGTGGGATCCTGATAAAGTAATTCGAGATGCTTTCGAGGGGATGGAAGTAGATTGCTTTCCTGATAGATTGGAATCACAAGGATATATGTATGACAAGGGTAATGAGTGGTATGAAAGAACTTGGACCACCAATGAAGGGAAGGAGTCTATTAGAGAGATATATCAGCAGTTAGAGAATGGAGAATGGAATAAATTGATGATAGGTTATGGTGATCAAGTCTTCTTTGAAGAAAAGGTAGGCAAACCCTAACTGTGTCTTTGAGTCCACACCTAATTAGGTATTTTTTACTACTTTTAGACTAAATATTGGTAGTATGGGATTGAAATTATCATGCCCCTAACGCAACAAAAGCATTACACCGTCGGATATCACGACACTCAGAAGCATCACTACGAAATATGTGAGTATGCAATGAGTGCCTACGACGCAATAGAACATAGTAAAGAGGATGTATCCTATCTTAAGGATCATCCTCATTTTATTGATTATTGTAAGAATCATTCAGAGATTGATAACATCTCTCGTCTTATGATGTCCGGAATACCAATGGGAAGATGAATAAGCACGAAATTATGTGGTGGATGAGTAGACTCACCATCATGGGAACTTCTTTAGGGTTAGCAGCGACTCTTGCTGCTAAAGCATATGTTTAAAGGTTACACCAAAGAAATGATCAAGGAGATTTTAGGGTCTTCTTGGCCTGAACCACCAGGTGAATCGGGTAATCTAACTAGAAGAAGAATAGGTAATGAGATTAGATCGGGGTTGCGTCCAAAGAAAACATTTCCAACAGCAGAGTCTAGATCTAAACTACCTAACTTTGATGAGAATGGGAAGTTTATTTACCCAGAAGGATGGGGTTTTAATTATATGCAATGGTTGAAAGATCACCCTGATTCAACAGAGGCAGGTACATATGGTAGCAAGGTATCATGAGTGAAGTAGTACACTCAGTTAATATAATGATTGCAATCCTATTAGTTGCTGTGGGAATTGCCATCTACTACATATTCATGTATGATACTTGGTATCCTAATGACCAACAAAGTGAAGATAGCAGTATTGGAATCCCAAGTGGAGAGATTACTGGACAAACAAAAGGAGCTCACTGAAAGAGTTCGTGCTAATGAGAAGGTAGTGGCTGCTATTGGTCTTTTAGGATCGATAGCAGTCGCTTTTATTGGAGCCGGATATTTTGCAGCACCAGCAGATGCATTTGAGATAGAAAGACAGCAACCAATAGAAGGGTCATTACCTGATAGTGCAGCAAGTGCTCAACAATTAATAAACAAGTTTAGAGACTGGGAAAGGGAACAAAAAAGAAGTGATCCCGAATTTGATATAAATAATGCACTTGCGGAATATTTCAATGGGAGCAATGACCCCACCGAGCAGGAAGAGCTGCTACAATTTCAGAGTAACGGAGATCAACAGAGTATTGGATGGAGATACGATTGATGTTACTATTGATCTAGGATTCGATCTTTTTAAAAAAGAGCGTGTTAGAGTGGCGGGAGTCGATACGCCAGAGAAGAGAACTAGAAACCTTGAAGAAAAGGCACTTGGTATTGACGCTACTAATTGGTTGAAGAAAAAATTAGAAGATACTATTGCAGGTGAGGGTGATGAACTCACTGTCAGAACTGAACTTGTTGGTGGTACTGGTAAGTATGGTAGACTATTAGGATGGTTATATATAAATGAAGATACCCTTTCACTTAATGAGCAGATGATCACGGAAGGTTATGCTCATGCTTATGATGGTGGAACCAAGGATATGAACCTTGAGAAACTGCGTGAAATTCGTAGATCATTCGGTACACTAGTAGAGGGTTAAACAGATGAAAGCATTATCAAAAGGATTTAACGGTGGTCTATGGGCATTCCGTTTAGTATTTGCAGTAGTCGTAGCAGAACTTGCTATCGTTGCAGGAACTGTAGTGGGTTGTTTTGAGGAGGATATCTGTACTGATGCAGACACTCAAGCAATTAAAGAAACAATGCAAGGATTAGCAACAAAGAGTTTCGCACTTTATGCTGCTGAGAAAGGTATTAGTTCTAATAGTAAGAAGGAAGAAGAAGCATAAATGGATTTGCAAAAGATGGCCACCTATGGAACAGCAGCAACTGTAATAAGTACTGGTGCTTTTGTGGGTGGCAATACACTTATAGATCAGCAAACTGGTGGTCCTCAGAAGAGAGCACAGGCAGAAGAGACTGAACTTAGGATGATAGTAAGAGAAGAACTTAAGCAAGTATTATGGGAAGCATGGCCAGAGAAAACTGGACCAGTAAAAACATATCCAAAACCAGATCCTAAGGGCGATTATAGAGAGACAACTCCCACAAGGTAATGATTCCTGAGATTCGTATTAATAATGTTGGTGTTGGTAATGTAGGTATTGGTGATGTAGGTATTGGTGATGTCTATGTCTCTCAACCTTATATTAATACTCCGTCTATAATGCAGATTGCAGATCAGAGAATATGGATGATGGAACCTTCTGCTTCTATTCCTGTAGAACCTTCTGTGGTAGTGGATATACAGAAACCTATTGTTGAAATGCCTGGTTGTGTGGAGGTTCATCAAGAGAATGCGAGAAGAACTAATGAGAGTCAAGTAACTGATGACCCTAGAGCAAATGTAGTACTGTGCGATTCTAATGCAGGGGTGCAACCATATTTTAGACCACTTGATTATGATCCTGGTAAATTAAAGATAGAAAATATCACTCCACCCCAAGAAGAACAAGAGTTTGAACCACAAAAAATTCCACCAGCACCACCATCACCACCAGGTGCTAGTCCTGAACCTCCTAGTACTCCCTCGCAGACACTAGAAGACCCTCCTTGTCCTGGTCCTAATGCTCCACGTTTAGGAGACGTAGCACAGAATCAGACAGAGAAGGTCAGTGGATTTGAATTGCAAAGGGATCCTAAGAATCCTGATGGTGTAAAAATATGTGTAACTTTATATGAGGATATAGGAGCAGTAGAACAGTTTCTTCCTGCACCTCAAGTTGTAGCGACTACGGCAGCGATTGCGACGGTGGCAACTGGATCGGCCCTCCTAGCAAAGCCGCTGGCTGATCTACTTCTGAAGGTGGTGAAGCCTGCCGTGAAAAAGGCCATCGGAACCATCCAGAAGAAGCTTGGGAAGACTCCTTACCGTCCGACTCAATCGGAGTTGAAGACGAATGAGTATCGGGTGAAGAAGGGACTTCTGGGGATAAATTTTGCGAAGGAGCACTCGAAGAGGAAGAAGAAGGAGAACCAATAGAATAAGTTCCTAAATCTTCAGCAGTACCCTTTGCTTCTATTGGGGTTTGTTGTTGTATTTGTTTTGTACCCTCCTCATTAGGTTGAGTAGTATCCTCATTGAATATAGGTCTAGGGAAGTCGTGAGTATGAGGAGTTAAAGTTCCTGGTGGATTTGTTACTATAACGTCAGCACATATAGAGGCATAAGGTGACTTAGGATGGAACATTATTCCGGCCATCATGAGCTCACCACAATTTTTAAGTCTTGCTATTTCAAAGTCTAATCTTTTGTTAGCAGTGATTTGTTGTTGTTGTGCTATCTGAGTGGTTGCGGCTTCCTTACATAAGTTCTGTAATTTTCTATCGAGTGGTAGAGAGAAGGTAGCCGATAGACCAAGGTTAAAATTATTATTTGCACTCATTTCAGTACGAACTGGTTTTTCCCACATTACTTGACCAGGATTATCAGGTACACCATCAGGTCCATCTACTTCGACTTCGATTGCCATGTCTGCACCATCTTCAATATAGCGAATGGGATTTCCATCATCATCAGTTAATATATTTCCACTTGCATCTGTTTTAACAGAATCATTATACCAATTTTCTTCAATAGGTATTTTATTTCCATCATCGTCTAGAATAAAGTCCCCCATTGTACCATCAGCATTATTAGGACCTCTTAACCATCCATCATACCAAGGATAGTTTTTCACACTTGTCATTGTGGTGGTGGTTCGTCCTGTATAATCCGAATTATTATATTGTGGTTGCATATAATGTCTCTCAAATGGATCCTTCCATGAGTTACTATACTGAATATATGGTGTAAAGTTAGCAGTAGGACCTTGGCAACTTATCTGGTTACCATAAGTGTTAGTTATATAAGGACCTTGTAAAACCTGAATTGCCTGGTTAGTTACTGAGCCAGAGGAGTTGGCTATAGGATTAGCAGTGGCTGATACGTTTTCCGCATACGCAGGGGTTACAGTTGCACCTAGGACACTGAGTAGGCATAGTTGTTTTCCTAATTTGAGAAGATACTTGTTGTATTTGTTACGCTGTCTATCTGGGTTACACGTTTTATTATGGTCTGGTTCGATAGCCCAGGTCCGTTGTAACTCTGGGTAAACTGAAATCCTTGTCCCGGATCGGTTATTGTAAACTCTCCGGCTGTGGTCATATCTAGTGAGTCGAAGGAGCTGTCTAAGAGCCCTATTGCGTCGTCGGGACCTGTTCCTACGGCTGCTGTTACTGCATTGGTTGTCATAGTGGGGGTCGGATTCAATGCGTCTCCGTTGTTGTCTACCCCTACCCCGGTTACTGTGTACTCCCATCCTGTTCTATAATCCACTGAATTGATAATTTCTGTCACTTGGGATTGTGTAGTGGTTTGAGTCTGCATAGATCCCTGGGTAAAATTAGGGACTACAGGAACTGCATTCGCTGCAGTTCCTAGACTACTACACATTAATAATAATGTTATTGGTATATAGCGTTTCATTAGTTAACTACTAACGCACGGTAATTTCGCTAACAAATTGTCCGGTAGCCGAAGTACCTGCTCCACCAGCCGTTAAAGTCATCACACCTGCGGAGGTAATAGTACCAGCTAAGTCTCCTTTAACACCACCAGATGACGTAAAGTTTGTGCCGTATGCTGGCATGTCTGCTACTACACCTGCTGATACGTCTACACCAGTGCCAATGGGATTTACCGCGTCTCCTTGAGTCCAGGATTCACTAAAGCTGAATGCCGACCCGCTAGTGTTAATATCGTATGCACCAACATCTAGGGTTGCAGCCGCAGTAGCCGTACCAGCAGTTAGTTTACCAAAGTGATCATTTTCTGAGGCCACTTTAATGTTATTACCACTTACAGTATAGGTTGAGCCCAACCTTGTACCAGAACTATAAGCTGCATCAACTGTCAGCTGAGTTGAAGTTGTCAATCTATGAACTAAATCAGCACGAGCCGCCATCGGAGTTGCTGCCATCATTAACATAATCAAAGGAAGAATCCTTTTCATATTTTTTGAGATAATATACCTATCGTTATTTAGCAAAATAAATCTTAATATATATGTACCATGTGTCGGATGATACCACCTCATATAGTGGCACAGAGGGCTTGCTATTTGCTTAACATTCCTTTATAATAAATAACATCGGTGAGCATATGCTCATCTTTTAATACTCCAAACCGAGACCAAGGAGATATGTCTCTCATCCTACCTTCAGATTTTAAGGGTACTGAAGGAACCTAAGTTCTACTGGCTCCCTACCAGTCCTACTTAAAGTTGCAATCATGACAACTCTTTCAAAAAGAGAGCAAGGGTTATTAGCTGGATGGCCTCAGTTTTGCGAGTGGGTTACAAGCACAAACAACCGCATTTATGTTGGTTGGTTTGGTGTCTTGATGATCCCATGCCTATTGGCCGCAACAACTTGTTTCATCATAGCTTTTATCGCTGCTCCTCCTGTCGATATTGACGGGATCCGTGAACCAGTAGCTGGTTCATTCTTATATGGAAACAACATCATCTCTGGTGCTGTCGTTCCATCTTCTAACGCAATTGGATTACACTTCTACCCTATATGGGAAGCAGCAACTCTAGATGAGTGGTTGTATAACGGTGGTCCTTATCAGTTGGTTATCTTCCACTTCCTTATTGGAATTTCTGCCTACATGGGTAGACAGTGGGAACTATCATACCGTTTAGGTATGAGACCTTGGATCTGTGTTGCATATTCTGCACCAGTATCTGCTGCATTCGCAGTCTTCTTAGTGTATCCTTTTGGTCAGGGATCTTTCTCAGACGGAATGCCTTTAGGTATCTCAGGTACATTTAACTTCATGTTCGTATTCCAAGCAGAACATAACATTCTTATGCACCCCTTCCATATGGCAGGTGTTGCTGGTATGTTCGGTGGAGCATTATTCTCTGCTATGCACGGTTCTCTAGTTACATCTTCTCTAATCAGAGAGACAACAGAAAACGAATCACAAAACTACGGTTACAAGTTTGGACAAGAAGAAGAGACCTACAACATCGTTGCTGCTCATGGATACTTCGGACGTTTAATCTTCCAGTATGCATCGTTTAACAACAGTCGAAGTCTTCACTTCTTCCTTGCTGTCTTCCCAGTTGTATGCGTTTGGTTAACCTCTATGGGTATATCAACAATGGCATTCAACCTAAATGGATTCAACTTCAACCAGAGTATCATAGATGCTAATGGTAAGGTTGTCCCAACATGGGCAGACGTACTTAACCGTGCTAACCTTGGTATGGAAGTTATGCATGAAAGAAATGCACACAACTTCCCACTAGACCTCGCTGCTGCTGAGGTTACAGAGGTTGCTCTTGTTGCTCCTGCAATCGGTTG